ATGATGAAAAAAAGTATTCTGGCGTTTCTGTTACTCACCAGTTCTGCAGCGGCGCTGGCTGCACCGCAGGTGATTACCGTCAGCCGTTTTGAAGTGGGTAAAGACAAATGGGCGTTTAATCGCGAAGAGGTGATGCTGACTTGCCGACCGGGTAATGCTTTGTATGTCATCAACCCAAGTACCCTCGTGCAGTATCCTTTAAACGATATCGCACAAAAGGAAGTTGCCAGTGGGAAGACTAAAGCCCAACCCATTTCGGTGATTCAGATTGATGATCCTAACAATCCCGGCGAAAAAATGAGTCTGGCACCGTTTATAGAACGAGCTGAAAAACTCTGTTAATTACCTAAACTAGCGTTTTGATTTCCAATAAAAAAACCGCCTCAGTTCTTTCACCAGAACGGGCGGTTTTTAACATTTAAGCTGATGACCACCGCGCTTTTTATTGACCATTTTGCACGCAAACTGGAAAACCTGGCGTCGTCATCTATTCTTAAAGGGCAAGGCAACTAAGCCTGCATTAATGCCAACTTTTAGCGCACGGCTCTCTCCCAAGAGCCATTTCCCTGGACCGAATACAGGAATCGTATTCGGTCTCTTTTTATCTATTTGTTTCTTAAGGGTTTTTTCGGTGTTCTCACGAAATCCCCCGAAACTTACTCGAATAATCCATATCCTGTCTAAACCATAACATACTCTGCACCGCGTGCGTCCAGGTATTTTTTTGTCATTGTTAAATTTTTGTGGCCGAGCAAACGTTGCGTGAATTCCTCTCCACGTTCCTTTTCATATAGTCTGCTGGCCAGGCTTCTGATCTCATGGTAGGGCGGTGGGTTCGGGCCAAATTTTAACGCCGTTGCATCTCGCACATCCGCAAAAGCCTGGGTTAAACCATCTGGAGTTAAGGGGCCCGGCTTTCTGCCCCCACGCCTGACTGGGGAGAAAAGCATAAAGTCTGAGGGATTATTTACTCTGCAGCGTTCGATTACCTCTTCAAGCACAAGATCCACGGCCTCCAATTTCAAATCAAGCGGCAGCGCCAGTTTGTGTCCCGTCTTCTCCTGCGTAACAAATAGCCTACCATCCTTAACGTCACTGAACCGAAAAAGCGAAATGTCCTCGCGGCGCTGTCCTGTAACCAGAGCAAGATTGCAGGCGTTCGGCAACCACTCCGAGTGGGAAGCAGCTGCCGCGCGGATAACTATAAAATGCTCGAGCAGCAAACGCTCCCGTTTTACCTTTGGTGTCGGCGTTCGCGTAGGATCCGCTGGGTTCCTTTCTATATGCCCTTCGACAATAGCCTCCCTGAAAATGTCCAGCAGCACGGACCGTAGGCCGGCGGCCATGCTTTTCTTGTCGCATAAAATATAGGACTCAAGAAAGTTTGATATGTCCTTCGTGCTAACTGAGGATAACGGCATCTTGCCGAATTCATCCTTAATGGTTGCGATCTGATTTCGCCTGACCTTCATGGTGTTTGGCTTCAACTCTCTTCGCTCAAGGATCACCTCGTACCGTTCAAGCCAGCTCTTAACCGTAAAGGTAGGGGTCTCCTTTATGCGGTCAAGCAGAGCTGAGGGCAGGTAATTCTGTTCGATGTAGTTGTTGGCCTCTATGGCCTGAGAGATGGCATCCTTCCTGTCGATCCGGCCAAGAGATATTTCCTGGCCGGTTGTCGGGTTGCGCCAGCTATAAAGCCTGTCTCTTTTACGATAGGTCAGGTTACGGGGCAGATTAGCGTCGTAACGTACTGGCCTTTTCGCCATGAGTCAGTCTCTCCAGTAGGGTGCCGCCGGCGGGCAGCGTCATGTGTTTAGGTTTCGGTCGCAGGTTCTTTTTGCTCGGATCCACATAGATAGCATCCGGTTGAACCTTATATTCTTTGCCATGAAGCGCTGGTGCAGGAAAGATGCGCCCCTCCCTGGCCCAGCGGCGAAGGGTAGAAAGAGAGGGCGGTGTTGAATAGGTTTCTTTAGCCCATTCCTGCAGGTTAAGAAGCTTGGCCATATTACCTCCGGCTTCCGACAACTCATTATAAAGCTGTCGGAAATTTGTCATTGAAATATTGGTATCAGGAAACCTGCCCGGGCAGGGAGCGGAGCCTGCGCATGCCGGTCATCGCAGTGGCCACGTAGCTTGCCTTCCGGTTCACCACCTCCACCCAGACCTTCACGCCTTCTACCCGCACGGTGTACGTCTCTTTCATCTTGCTGGGGCCATAATCGCCGTAGCGCTCAGCATGGGCTGCCAGCGCGATATCGCACGCCTGGCGCGCGAGTGGGGATTGTGTGCTGCGGTTAATCAGTTTCATGCTGCACGCTCCGCCTGTTGTGATGCTGGGTTAAGCCACATACATTCAGTGCGGACCTTCGTACCCCTACCGGCGCTAATGCGTGAAGATTTTTTCGTTTTCTTCCATCCGACCAGCATGTCGTTGTACACATCCGAGTCGTAGCCGCTGATCATCACCATTCCGGTCATCGTTCTGGCTACTGCGAGCAATTGCTCATGCCCCTCTAAAGTCATTTCGTGGCTGTAATAACGGTTACCATGCACGCGGGTTTCGGGTACATAAGGCGGGTCGATGTAGTGCAGGGTTGTTTCAGCGTCATGGGCTCGCATTACTGACAGGGCATCTTTGTTTTCGATAATGACCCCCTGAAGGCGCTGACATACTGCTGCCAGATTTTCCGGATAACGCTCCCACAGATGCGCAGCTGTCGCATATTTCCTTTTGCTGTCGCTACGGAAGCCGGAATTACCGCCAATTCCTGCTGCTGAACCAAAGCCCATGCTGGCGCGGACAACCATGCGTCTTGCTCGCTCAATCGGTTCTTCGGTGACTTCATGCGCTGCGCAAAATTCATCACGAGAATAAGGCGTGAGCATGCACGCATGTTGCAGGCGCTGGTTCATCTCTGCGTCACGCAGCACCCGGAACAGGTTCACCACCTCACCATCCAAGTCGTTATAAACTTCCGCATAGCTGCGAGGCTTTTGCAGCAATACGCCAGCTGCGCCGCCGAACGGTTCCACGTAGCAGACGTGCTCAGGCATCTGAGGGATAATCCAGGATGCCAAGCGGAATTTACCGCCGTGGTAACGGATCGCCGGGTGCTTAACAGGTTTTTCTCTTAACATATCGTTACCGGGAGGGCGAACCCTCCCGCCTCCCTTAGGCCACGTATTCCGGTTTCATATCCGCCAGGGTGATGCTGAACTGATCGTGCAGTTCGTCGCCCAGGTGACGCTTTGAAGATGCCAGCACGCGCTCGGCTTCTGCGAACTGTTCGGCGGCATCCGGCTCGCCAGGCTGGGGCAGGGAGTTGATTGCTGCCTCGACATTGTTACGCGCGTCCACGTGGTAATAGCGTTTCACGGCCTTATTCTTCAGTTCGGTGTACAGGGCAGTTCCAAGCGTTGCCTTAGCGGTTTCGATGTCGGCACGCAGCGCTTTTGCATTGTCCACGTCCTGGGCTGCCTCAATGCGATCCCGGAATTCATCGGCCATAGCATCGATGTTGGCTGCCGACTCCTGCGCGCTGTGAGTGGTTGTTACGTTGTCACCGGAAATATCAGACAGGCTTACGCGCGCTGGTGCCGGGTTAATCTCTTTTTCGGTTCTTTGCTCAACTTCATCAGGGGTATACACGCCCAGCACCACTGCAGGGCAGTAGAGGCGCGCCCAGTATTTGAGCGCCAGATAGGCGATCTGCTGTTTTGGGTTCGATACCCAGAGAGGGGAGTTGCGCGTAATTACGCTGGACAGATAAACCGGCTCGCCCCATGTAATTTCACTTTCACCGCGGAGAACTGCGCCCACACGAACCGAGAGTCCCTGCTCATCATCACTGGTCCAGCCGCGGACAATTTCTTTTTTCTCATAGGTCCCGCCACCCTTGGCAGGCTTTTTAACAACCTCCTCGCGTATCCGGGCGCACTTCGACCAGTCGCCTTCATATTCATAATGGAAGCGGCCTACGATGGCATTTGAGCTGGAGATCACCGCATTAACCAGCTGCGCCTCGTAACCCAGCACGCCGTTTACCAGGTGCGTTTTCTGCGCTACGGCGTAAGGATTCATGCCCCACTGCATGGCCTGCATGATAATCGCCATGCAGTCAGCCGGGTTGCCCCGTAGGTGTTCGGGAACTGTCACGGCCGCCTGTGCCATTAAGCCAGCAACCGCCTGGAGTTGGGTCAGCGCCTGGACATTGAAAATGGAGTTGGTTGCAGAAATTGTGTTCGGAGCCTGTTGCTCTGCAGTTACGATGTTCATGTTTTCCATGGTCATTCCCCTTATGCCTGAGTACGCAGCGCTTCAAGGCGGCGCAGGTCGAAGTCGTTCAGTTCGTCGGTGTAATCAGCGGTGATAGGCGCCGGCCAGTTGCCGGTGTCGAATCCGGTAGCGATAGCGCGCATGGTTTTGCGGTACTCGAGCATGCCCAGCTCCAGCAGTTCTGCGGATGCCTCAATAATGGCGATCCAGTGGTAGTTTTCGTCTTTGTTGACGAAGATCCAGAAGAACTGGTCCAGCGCCGCGGTCTCGCAATACATGGCCGCACTCAGGTGATAATCACGGTCGATGATTTCCCGGTGCAGCCGGGAGCGCAGGCTCTCCTGCTTAACGTTCCACATGCTGATGGTTTTCAGGTCGGCACCGATACGCAGGTTGTTGAGGTCCAGTTCCAGGTCTGGGCGCACGCGCACTTCCAGCCCGGTTTCGTCGTCAAAGCCGAAATAGCTCACCTCAACGGCGCGGCTCGGGTGCGTCAGCAGCATGCCGGCGGTCGGGTGTGCCAGCAGGGCAGCCTGGATGGCCTGGGCGGTCGCCAGCTGCTGGCGCGTCACCAGAATCTTGTCGCCCGGATTTTCGCGCCAGGCGTCCAGCAGCTCGTCGGCGAATACAGCGTCAGGCTTGACCGACTTAACCGCCTGGATCATTTCCGCTTTGCTGCCGGACACTTTCAGTGGTGCCGGTTTCTGGGCTTCCTGCGCCACCAGGTCAGGGTTGATGATTGCCAGCTGTTCAAGCAGCGCATCGCGGCTGCCGCTGGTTTTAACCGGCACGGGCAGGGTGGCGTTATACTCTTTGATGCAGGCTTTCATGGCTGCCGCGGTCTTTCTCTGAATCACTTCAATACGCTGGAACTCTTCCGGCAGCGACATGTAACTCTGCGCCGTTTCCTCCATGCAGGCGCCCAGCGTCAGCTGCGCGGGCAGGGTGGCGTTGTGCTCTTCAAGCAGCGCTTTGATATCGTCAGCACTCAGCAGCGCCGGCAGGCTGGCGTTGTGCGAGTCGATGAACTCGCGCAGGGTGGCGGTGGTGGTGAAAGCACCTTCCGGGATCTCCGGCTCTACGCTGAACTCTGCCTCGAGGTTTTCGGGCTGAAGCGCCAGGGCGTGAACAAGATTACCCATGTCCAGCACCTTGGAAGGGGCCCGCGGGATGGTTTTGGCGACGTGGCGGGCGTTGAAGTACATCAGGCTGACCCGGGCATCTTTCACCTGAGTGGAGCTGATCCCGTTTGCTGCGTGATAAACGTCGTTCGGCAGGCCTTCATAACGGCCAGGTTCAAAGTACGCCGGGTATTCCGGGACCGGTTGTGAGGATTGCTCTTCCGGCGCGCTCGCTTTCGCGTCTGGCGCTTCGGTGGTCGATTCCTGCGTGGTGGCGTTCGCCAGCTCCGGCGCCGCGGCGGCCAGCACCTCAGCCGGGTTCAGGGTATCTGTTTGCGGATCAGCTGCATCAACGCTTTCGCCTGTTGGTACCGCATCAACAGTTTTGTCTTTCTCTGGCTGAGTCGCTTCCATCTGCACATCGCTGGTGGTCTCCGCTACGGTTTCCGGTTTTTCTACTTCATGTGAGGGGATATTGATGACCGGGTTAGTATTTCCACCCAGCAGGCCATCGATGGAGAACATGCCGCCGCCGAGGTTCGCGACCTGCGGCTGGCTGGTAGCTACTGGCTCTTCCACCATCACCTGGCGGCTTGCGCGAGGATCTTCATCCCACTCTGGATAACCCTTTGAACGCTCGCCATTTTCATAGATACCGTTCGCGGTGAACCATTCACGAACCTGCTTACGCAGTTCGACCGTGGTTATATCTCCACTCCAGGGGAGTGCACGGGCAATGCCAAAAATACTGTCAGCGTTGTAGTCAGTAATATCAGAGGTTTTGCCGAGCACCTTGAGCGCCCTGGAGTGAGTCTCGTCTTTTTTGTCAGCCAGTTCTTTGGCAGCCATCAGCTGCGCACGGTTGATTTTCCCGGGTACCGCGTCTGGATATAGCATGGCGATCGCAATCTCGATGCTCAGGTTCGCCATGTTCTGCGGCACTGCGCGCTTATAGGGTTCTGAAGGTTGTGGCCCTTCGGATTTCTGGTCTTTTTGAATACCTACATCATCAATGCGATGGCCGGCTGCCCATTCACTGGTCAGGATGTCGTGGTCACTGGCCTCAGTAGTCACCCAGATTCTGGTGAAGCGAAGTACCAGAGCCAACTCGTGACGTTTTTCCTGGCTGAATACCTTTCGGACCGCGTTGGTATAGCTCCACAGGGCCTTGGTATCGAATTCCTTCAACTCTGGGCAGCTTTCAGCAGCAAGCAGAAGAGTCTGGACGTAGCTGTTGTCGGTATCACTCTCCAGCGCATGCAGTTCCGTATGTTCATCGCGGGTGACATGATGGCGCAGTTCGTCCACCGTCAGTTGGGCGAGAAGCTGTTGGCGGAATGGCAATTTGCAGACCGGATAACGAGTAAACTCATCATCGCCTTTGCAGATCTGCAGGTCGTCTTCATACCAATGTTCAGGCTCATTCTTGGCCGGGAGCTTTCCACTCTTCCAGTCATCAACCAGTTGGTTGCGATCATCGGCGTTAATCCAGCCCGACATGAAGGCGGCCAGCGACGCGGATTCGTGCACTTTGTCCTGAGGAAAAACGTCTTTAACGGCCTGCACCAGTTTCCACTCGGTATGCAGGCTCAGATCGCCAATATCACCAACGTCATTTTTGGCCTGCATCAGGTTCTGGAAGTAAGCATTCCCCTCATCGGTCGCCAGTTCGTTGGCAACGATGTGCTGCTCCTGGCTGATCGCCGAAAGGTATTTATCACCCAATAGATGGACGGCGAAGCGAACCGCCGGGGTGCGATTTTCAAGCAGGGACGTTTTGCCGGTGCCTGCGGTATGAGTAGAGGTTACCGGCGCGGCAGGCAGTTCTTCATCACTGGTGGTCACTGGGGCGAGGGTGGTTTCACCCTGATCCGCGGCACCGGGGATCACGTTCCAGGTGCGCTGGTCGTCGGCCAGCTCATAGCGTTCGCACCAGGTGAAATCCACGGTACCTTCTTCCGGGAGGTCGTCGTACACTGGGAAATCGGTGCGTACAGGCTTGGCGTAGTCTTTACCGCGGCCACTTTCAATTTCTGCGTCTTCCAGCGCAACGTCCATCATCAGCGCGGCGCGAGATTGAGTTTTGGCAGTGAACCAGACCACTGCATCTTTCTTACCGGATTTCTGAGTGGCTTTGACCACATAGAAAAATTCCATGTCAGATCCTCATTTTTGGATGTAAGATCCCCGGGCCAGAGATAGCGCCCATTGGGTGTGTTTTTGGTTTTGGTAAAAATTCCGGTGGAACTTTGGTCGGTGTCACCGGACGTACGGGCCGCCTTGCGCGGCTTTTACGTTATGCCTCGTGGGCCATCTGGTCGTAAGAGGCACAACGAACTGAACAGTAATTGCGTTGTTCGCGCGCCAGCTGCGCGCCGCGGATGAAGAGCAATTTGTTTTTAACTTCCTTCCCCTGCTCGATGGGCTTGCTGCAGTAAGCGCATTTTTTCTCTTGCATGACTCCCTCCGTTAATGGCTCAGGCCATTCCCTACACCATTAAGAAAAACTTCGACCAGCAGCTCGGTGGTGTAAGTACGCTCAATGCCGCGATGCAGATATAGCTTGCCGCGCTTGTTGGCGGATGCCGTCCAGGTGCTGTCTTTGTGCTTAACGAGCATGCCGGGCAGAACTGCGCCGCGGTTGACCGTCTGGGTGCCATAGTGCTGATGAACCATGATGATTCCCTCTCATTTGCCCTTGTCGCCAGGCTGGCGGAACGTTTCTTTAACCTGACAACGGTGCGCGTGTTGTCGATGCAGATAATACTGCAACATAAAGTTTCGTATGTAAAGGGCGCAAAAGTAAAAGTTTCATGAGAGGGCAAAAAAAAGCGCCCTGGTAGGCGCTGAATTATTAGGTTGCAATCCTAAGCTATGTTTTAGAGCTGTTGATAATGTCGTATACGTCGTTTTTTAGAAGCTCAATCTCATGAAGGACAGCTTTAGTGTGAAGGATGAGTCTTAACTTTTCAGCTTCAGGGAGCTGGTTAAAGAGGGAAAGTAGGGCCTGTTCTTTCTCATCAAGTTCTACAGCCGACTGACCCAAGGTGTTTGTCGCCGCATCTTCCTGACCTTCCTCCATAAAGAACCAATGCTCAGGCTTTCCTGTTACAGCAGCAAGCCTCTTCAACCGCTCTCCACTGGCTACATTTCTACCCTTAGCCCAATTTTGAACGGCCGTATGCGAAAGCATGACCTTTTTGGCGAGGTCAGATTTCGACCAGCCGTTTTCAGCCATTACTTGTTGAATTCTTCTAGCGAAGGTCGGGAAAGTAATTTCATTCATACGCACATTTTACAACCTAAGGTTTCACTCAGCATTAAAACATTATCTTTCGTTGTGTTGAAACATAAACTTTCGTCATGTATGCTTTGTTTCATCAATGAAGGAGAGCACATGAACAAACAAACCCAAGAAAAAATAAGCAAAGCTGCAACGCGCACTCGTATCGGGAAGCACTTCGGTATTAGCAGTCAGGCTGTCGGCAAGTGGATCTATGCGAGCGGAGTGCCACAAAAAAGAATCATTCCCCTTTGTCAGTTCCTGGAATGGCAAGTGACACCACACGAGATTGATCCTGAAGCTTACCCTAACCCCACTGACGGATTACCAAAGTAGGAGCACTGAAAATGCAAACACTTTCTTTTCAACAGAATAACAGAGCGCCGTCAGAGCGCCTGAAATTCCAGTATCAACATGGCGAAGCCGAAGGTCAGCCGGTCGATCACCGCGCCCTCTGTTCTGCTGTTCGCGCCTGGGCGGCGGCAGAGGGCCGCGTGGCTGTCGCGCTGGCCATTAAGATGGCAGTTGAGGAATCCGGGCTCGATGGCATCGACACAAGCGGAAGCCCCGACGTGTGGAACGTGAAGCTTTTTCGCTGGCTGGACAACCACGAGAAATCACCGGCCTACCGGGCAAACGTCGAGCAGATGGCGCCGGTAATAATTTCGGTTCTGCCGCTGGCGTACCGGGATCGCGTGGTTAAGAACGATTGCTTCGCGGTCCGTGTAGCCAGGTCGTTGAAAGAGGATGCAGAAGCCATTCAGGCTGTCGTTCTCAAAGCCCCCAGACACGAGCGCCTTAAGGAAATCAGCGAGAGCATCGTAGCCAAGCTCTACCTGGACGGACCTGATTCTGTGGCGCCCATTATGGCGATGGTTACAACGATGCTGGGTGGTGCGCTATGACGGGCTCAGAAATGGTGAAAGCCGCGGTGCGTGAACACCAACGGCTTTCGGGTGCAAAAACGGGACGTAATTGCGAGGTCATTATGACAAATACATGTACAAAACACCAGGCGAAAGGGGCATAGCCATGTCGAATGTCGCTTACGCCGATTTTGCGGCACGCAGTGCCGTCAGGAGCAACCGGATGGACAACCAGAAGACTGGATTCATCCCGTTGTACCGGAGTGTATTGAAGAAGCCCTGGGCGAAAGATGTTTACCTGCGCACGCTGTGGGAGAACCTTCTTTTGGGCGCAGCCCGTCAGCCTTACACGGCGAACTTTAAAGGCCGTCAGTGGCCGCTGCAAACCGGACAACTGGTGACCACCTCAGCCGATCTCGGCCTGAAATTATGTGACCGGGCTGGAGAGCCTACAAGTCGCCATGCAGTGGAACGGATGCTGGCGCTTTTCGTTAAAGAGGGGATGATTTCTACCGCTGGTGAGAAGCGAAAAGGCACTGTGATTACCATCACAAATTATGCCCTTTACGCTCAAAAAATAGACAATTTACCCGCGCATTACGGCGAGCATTACGGCGAGCATAATGCCGCGCATGAAGAACCCAGTAACGGCGGGGCTTGTGAGGGAGATGCCGCGCATTTACCCGCGCATAAGGCCGCGCAATTAGCCGCGCATCATGAACAACAAGGTAATAACAACAATATAAATAATAAGATCTCTTCGTCTCGGAATTCTGCCGAATCCCGAAACGACGCGATTGAAAAATTTCTTTCTCGTCACCCTGAAGCTGCAGATGGAATCTATACCCCCTCCGGCAAATCCTGGGGAACGGCTGACGACCTCAAAGCCGCTCGCTGGATATACACCCAACTCCTGACGGTAAACGCCACTCTGAGCGAGCCGAAATGGGTTGAGTGGGCCAATACCATCCGGCTGATGCGCCAGCAGGATAACCGCACGCATTACGAAATTTGCGACCTTCTCAAATGGGCCAGCAAGGATGAGTTCTGGAAGACCAATATCCTGAGCCCGTCCAGCCTGCGTAAGCAATGGGACAAGCTCAGCACCAAGCGCCTGAGCAACCCGTCCGCTCCCCGCCCAGCTGCCCAGGGCATCGACTTCAACAACACAGACTGGATCAACGAGGTGTTCGATGGAAAGACTATCTGAGCAGCTGGCGAACTGTGACCGCGAGAATTTCCGCCGTATCGCCCATGGCATGCCTGAGGCTCCGGCAGAGCGCCCGGATGTCGAGCAGACGGCGGAGATTTTCAACGACCTGTTCAGCGCGCTGCGTGCCGCGTTCCCGGCGGCAATGGCCGTTTTCCGTGAGCAGAGCGATTTCAACGAGCTGCGCCGCCAGTGGCTGATGGCGTTTCAGGAGAACGGGATCATCACCATGGCCCAGGTCGCCGCCGGCATGCGTGTCGCTCGCCGCCAGGAAAAGCCGTTCCTGCCGTCTCCGGGCCAGTTCGTCGCCTGGTGCAAGGAGGAGCGCTGCCTGCTGGGGATCACCGTTGATGACGTGATGACTGAGTACTGGAAATGGCGCCGCCTGGTGTTCCGTTTCCCGACCAGTGAGCAATACCCCTGGCCAACGCCGGTGCTTTACCACATCTGCACCGAGCTGCGACGCCAGAGTACCGATCGGCAGATGACCGAAAACGAGATGCGCCAGGCCGCCGGCAAGGTCCTGGCTGGATGGGAAGAGCGCGTCGCCGCAGGTAAGCCCGTACCGCCAATCCGCCGCGCCATCGCCGCGCCGGCTAAAGCCAGCGGCCCCACACCAGCAGAGATGCTCAAGGCTAAGTACGAACAGATGAAATCCGAGGGGAGGGCGTGAGGATGGCCAGCAACAATCTCTGGACAATCATCCATGCTCTCCAGCACCGCGGGGTCATCACTCCTCGTGAAGTCCGCCAGCTGCTGGGCTGTGGCTGCAAAAAGGCCCACAGGCTGCTCGAGCATCTGGTTCTGGTGGAAGCGGTGAAGAACGTCGGGAAACCCTACCACCCGGTTTACGAACTGCAGGCTGGTGGTGAAAAACGGATCAAACCGGTTAGGCACAAGCAACCTGGTATTGCCAAAGCTGCGGTGAAAGCCCGCACCAGGCCAGAACCAGTGGTAAGCCACACACCCAAAATCGCAGAAGTTTGCCGCCAGAACTGGCAGGGCTATCAGATCCACAAAATTTTCGGGAGCGCACGGGTATGAACGATTCACTGAATAACAAAGAGCTGGTAGCTGCCGGCCATGAGTTTGCGAAGGCGCTGAGCAGCGACACGGCGATCATCGATATTGCGAAGATGGTGTCTCGCCTGGCCGAACGGCTGGACTGCACGACCGCGGCACTGCGTGAGATGACGAAGCAGCGGGATGCTCTTACTGTAGAAAATGCGGAGCTAAAACAGTTTAAACCCACCCTGCAAACGATGATGGCTGCCCTGGATGTGTTTTACGGTGATGAAGTAGTACCGGAGCGAGGGATGATGGCAGCTTACAACGTCCTGCGCGGCGCAACAAAAACACCGGCCACAGAAGAATTCCTAGCTGAGGTTCGCGCTCAAGGTGTTGCGCAGTTCGCCGCAGAGATGGGAGCTATCCACGCCAAATGCCAGGCGGGTGGATACTTTGACCGGCAGGTGCAGGTCTACGGCAAGGCGCAGGAACTGGCTGAGTCGTATCTCAAGCAGCTTAGTCAGGAGGCAGCCCAATGAGCAACATCGACAAACAGGAGCTAAGGGAAGAGTTCAAGATGATGCAGGAGTGCTATAGCGACCCGGCTGACCGCGATCGCCAGGTGATTTACATCGCGGCTGAGGCGGTGCTTGATGAGCTGGAAGCCGCAGAACGGCGTATCGCTGAGCTGTCGGCGAATAACGATTCGGCCGTTGAAGCTCTACTTAAAGCGCGGCATATAACGGTCACTCTTCCAGGTGGCTATGCAGCACGCGTAGGCCATCCGATTAACGAAACAGAGCGCAGCGTAATGATTCCAAAAGATGGCGGACCATGGCTGTCACGGTTCGATGTTGAGCATGTCCTACGTATGGCTGGTATCCGCATCAACGGGGAGGGGTGATATGAAACCAGCTAACTTCGCACCAGTATATTGCGCGCTTTACCCGGCACTGGCAGAGATAGCTCGTAAGCACGGTTACGCCATGGCTATTCATGGAACGATGGCGCGAGACTTCGACCTGATTTGCATCCCATGGTCTGATAACCCATCGCGGCCAGAGGCGGTAGTTGAGGAAATCACCGCCACGTACTCAACAACGGATATCACTAACCCTGGCTACAAACCGCATGGCCGCCTGGCATATTCAGTCTGCTTTGGCTTTGGTGAGTTCTTCGCCGATCTGTCTTTCATGCCTACAGAATCAGCTTTTAGTGAAGGTGTGTCTGCTGCTGCGAACTGGGTTGATAAGCAGCGCGAGTCTTTCGATAACGAGCATGGTCGTGTTGATAACGACACTGGCTCGTTTGAATTTGGAAATGACGCGCAGCGAGAATATTCAGAAACGTTGGTAGACATTGCTGAGGGAATCAGAGTTTTAGCGAGGACTAACCCATGACATTCACCAATGAGCATTTAAACGCGCAGGCATACATAATTAGTGAATCAGCGTAAAAAGATGCTGACTAGGTTAGGTTGTCAGTGTAGGGCGTCAAGGACGCTGTGTTTACTTAGTCGGCTCGCAAACTCCGAAAATACCTAAACGTCTCATGTTCAATATTTTAAGTCAGTGAAAATCTTACTCCAGTAATTAAACTCTAGGCATAAACGATATATACTTAGTAAGACGAGGATTCAAATGCGCTTAAAATTTGAATCCTCACTTTGAAGAATTAAACATCAAACTTATGTACTATCTCTGCTGCGTAAAAATAAGGGGAGTTTGGTTTTGCCTGCTTATATCTGTATCCCCCCTTAAAATTGAATCCTGAAGCTAGTGATGCCCCCATACCTAAGATTAATGCTGAAAGTTTGTCGAATCCTGAGGTGGTGGTTGCTTCATATGTTCCTTTGAAAACTTCGAGCATATCTTTAGATGAGTAATCCAATGAAAAATCAGTAAGGTAGAAACCTCTCTTCGTTTCTTTGATTAGGCGATTCATTGTTATGAGATTACTCTCAACATCAAGTAAGCCTACTTTAAGTGCATTGTGTTTATCTTCACTTTTCAGAACGTTGAGCCTAAGTCGATCAATTGAATTCATCAACTCTTTGCGCTCATCATCTCTTTTTATGCGGAATTCATAAAGATCACCTATAGGAAAGTCTTCGGTAGGCACAGGAAGCGCATTCAAAAATGTTAGAGTTTCCCCATGACAATCAATAAATGGAATGCGCTCATTGAGGAATTTGAATTCTTTATTGAGACACCAAGTTTCATTTCGGCGTTTGTTTAACTCAGAAAACGACTGGGAATATGCATCTAAAGCTGCTTTTGCAAAATCGACCGTTCCGCTGAGCGATGGCTTACCAATGATCTCATTAACTATTTTCTCCTTCTTTAGTTGTTGCCAATCAACCGGCAATCCAATTTGAAACAGAGAGGTCTGCGCGACACAAATTTCATCAAGATAAAGCACTCCATATCGCAGAGCCTTTTGGCTAAATTCTGGTCTAAATTTAACGGAGTTATTTTCCTGATCTATCTCAACTTTACTCGTGATTATCATTCCTCTTTTCATAAATTCCCTTAACAAATAGCTGAATAATGTTGGGTACTTTACTTCTATAGAATTAAATAGGCAATGTGCTACCCCGTTTGCGCAGCCACTGGTCAGCTCAAATTTCCGAAGTGGTGTGGTAACAAAGTGCAAGTCACTTATGGTTTCTTCAGAATGCTTTTCTAAGCATTGGTCGTATGAAGGCCAGCCGTGCATACTTGATCGCCTTAACGGATCGATGAAATGATATTAATCTATTAAAACGATTATGAAACATACACTCTGCAGTAACAAATTACCAACCTGACAGAATGCGTCCGTGCTTCTATATACCCTTGGCGTAGGGACCTACTCCCTGAGTGGTAAGCTAGAGTATTGGAATAAGATATCTATACCAGCATACTTTTCTGCGCTGAGTGTTAAAAATAACGATCATTTTTTACACGTAAGTAGCGATAAAAATTATCCAAATCAATTAGATAAATGACCTTGCGCAAAGATGCCTTTCACGTGCATACTTAAGCCGAACGGATAAACACTGTTTATTTATACAGTATTTTGAGATATGGTTTAAGAGCTGCAGTAAAATTTTTGAATTCTTTGTCGGCCAACCTATTAGGAAATTAGAGCCATTTGTTATCTTGGTTTCATGAAGGGGAGCTTTTCCCGCCGGCAGAGATAAATTTGTTGATAGCAAAGAAGGGGGTTGATGTGGCTGAGGTGTGTTCTGATGGAGGTGAGTATTTCGATATCGTGAGGCGTTCTGATGGCGCTACCGCGTGTTCGTTTAAACTCCGGCCAGGAGATCGTGTGCTGGTGAATGTTGCTGGCGCAGAAATTGGCTATAAGCGCCTTCAGACGGACGAACGCGTCATATCACGCGAAACTCTGGTGGAGATCGTCAGAGAGTTATCAGCCAGTAATTGACCTTTTTAGTGTCTGAATAGCATAATGTTTATACCGGCCTGAACAACCGGTAACCTGACCACGATGCGCCACGGAGAATCCCATGGCGCAGTTACAACTAATCAAGCAGTCCTCAGGAATCCTGATCCCCGCCACGCCGGAGACCAGCGACATACTGCAATCAAAAATTAAGCTCGGCGCCGTGCTGGTGGCCGACTTCAAACAGGTCCGTAATCCGGCTTTCCATCGCCGCTTCTTCGCGCTTCTGAACCTCGGGTTTGAATACTGGGAGCCAACTGGCGGGGCGATCTCTTCCAACGAACGCAAGCTGGTTACCGGCTATGCCAGATTTCTGGCCTCCTACGGCGGGAACGAAGGGGCGCTGCTGGATGCCGCTGAGCAATATCTCGATCGCATCGCTGATAAGCGCACAGGCAGCATCAGTGCCTGTAAGTCATTCGATGCCTACCGCGCCTGGGTAACCATCGAATCCGGTCACTACGACGCGATCCAGCTGCCTGACGGCACACTCCGCAAACATCCCCGCAGCATTGCCTTCGCCAATATGGACGAAACCGAGTTCCAGCAGCTGTACAAAGCTGCGCTTGATGTCCTGTGGCGCTGGATATTGTCCAGGGCATTCAAGAGCCAGCGCGACGCGGAGAACGCCGCTGCGCAGCTCATGAGCTTCGCGGGGTGATGCCAATGAAATATACCTGGTTTCACCATACCGAATGCACCACGGAGCAGGCCGAAGAGCTTATGTGGGAATACCGGCGCCGCGGCGTGAAGGTAGAGCGCAGCCTTAACCGTGATTATCTCACCTGGACCGTCAGCGCCAGGCTGCCGGAGGCGCGCCGGCAGGAACGTACGCCGGGGGCATTCCGTCAGAAGGTATGGGGGTGAGCATGGCTAAATCAGCGAAATGTCTGTTCTGCGGAAAACCTGCAACCCTGCTATGCGATGGGATCATCGGCTGGGATGCTGATGAAGACGAGAATCATCACCTCAGCAATGCCCGAGGAATCTTCACCTGCGACGCGCCAATGTGCGCTGAGTGCGGAACGTGGCACGGCAATATCTTCTTCTCTGGAAAAGCTGGGGGAATGGAGACCCGCGATTATTGCCCGCTATGTCAGACGCTGCATGTGAATGGCGATGTCATCCGGGAGGACGATAACCGAAAAGGCAAGGCTATTCGCGAACCAGCACTGCTGAAAGAGCAGGCCGCCATCATCCGGCAAGCTCACTGGAGCAGCTATCTGAACGAGCATCGTAGAGAGTTGAACGCGATACAGGGAGGTGGACAACAATGCCTGCCATTCTGAAAAAGAAACCCCGCCGTAAGTGCGCAAACCAGAGCTGTCGCGAATGGTTTCACCCGGTTCGTGACGGCCAGGTAGTCTGCTGCTACGAGTGCGCCACCGCCGTTGCCAAAGCGCAGACCGCGAAGAATCGGGCCGATGCTCAGCGTGCTCAGAAAAAGCGCCAGCGCGAAGAGGAGAAAGAGGAGCGGGCACGTCAGGCGGAACGGCGACAGGCTGTTAAGCCGCTCAGCCATTTCATCAAACAGGCCCAGCAGGCATTCAACGAGTTCATCCGGTACCGGGATCGTCATCTGCCTTGCATTAGTTGCGGCCGCCATCATGACGGGCAATATCACGCCGGGCATTTCCGCACGACCGGTGCTAATCCGGAACTGCGCTTTAACGAAGACAACTGCCATAGGCAATGCGCCCCCTGTAATAACCACCTATCCGGGAATCTCATCAACTACCGACCGGCGCTAATCGCCAAAATTGGCCAGGCCCGATTTGATGCCCTGATGGGCCCGCAAGAATTACCGAAATGGAAGCGCGACGACTACATCCGGATCCGCGACGAATACCGCGCAAAACTCAAAGAACTAAAACAGCAGGTGGCAGCATGAAACCAGAACTGATTGAGATCCTCCGCATGCGCTGGCTGCGCCTCCGCATTTATCGCCGCCCGGGTTCGGTGCTGGTGGACTATCGCATTCTTCGCAATTTTATACGCATTAACCAGTTGGCAGGAGCTGCTGCATGAACCTCGAAAACACCGTGAAATACCACTTTGCCAAATCGACGCTGATTAGCGATTCTCCGCGCGCTACGGCTTCAGATTTACTGACCGGCACAGACATCATGGCAGCCATGGGCATGACCCAGGAACGCGCCGCCATGGGCTACAGTGCCTTTCTCGGAAAGATGGGCATCAGCAACAACGATCGGGAGAGGGCGATCGAGCTTCTGGCCCAGTATGCGTTGACCAAATGCGATAGCGTGGCGGCCCTGCGCAAGCTGGACGCTGGGATTAAACCGCTGGTGATGCGCCAACTGGCCACCTTCGCTTTTGAAGACTACTCCCGCAGCGCCGCCAGTGTGAAGCAATGCGATTGCTGCGCAGGGCAGGGGTTCATCGAGGCTGACGTGTTCACCAATAAATTCCGTAAGCCGGAAGGTAAGATGAAGGTGGCCGGGATGATCAAGGTCCAGGAGACCGTGAGGGTGCTTTGCCAAAAGTGTAAGGGGGCCGGGCAGGTCAGTGCAGCATGCAGCGATTGCCACGGGAGGGGAAAGGCGGTGAATCAGGACCTGACTGAGAAGCAGGGTGTGCCGGTGCTGGCCGACTGTAAACGCTGCGGCGGGCGCGGATACGAGCGGATCCCCTCGACTGAGGCATATGCGGCTGTATGCATGATTACTGACGCCATTACTCTGGACACCTGGAAAAAGTCAGTGAAGCCGTTTTACGACCGGCTGATCACCAAATTCGACATGGAAGAAGCGTGGGCCGAATCGCAGCTGCGAGCAATAACTCGATAACGAGCTAAATAATCGCTAACGATTTTATCGTGAGCTATTTACTTTTCCCGAATCTGTGTTAATTTCTTTCTAACGATGGGTTACTGCCTTCGTTGAAGTGGTGAGGAAATAAGTAAACATCGCACACCGGGTCAAAAGACGCCTTGAGATGAAGCCACAACCCCTATTTAAGCCCTGCGGTTAACTCCGTGGGGCTTTTTCGTTTCTGAGCCGCAGCCTCTTTTCGCGCACTTTATCGCGATTACGCCGCGGCTTTTCTATTTCAGGCTCCGGGCAATCACCCTCGACAAGCCTTGTTGTTAATGCAGCCCGAGAGCCTGACCTCAATTACACACGGAATACATATGGCTGAGCCAATCACAATTGCCAGTGGAGTGACTTCCGCAACGGTGGGGATCACCTTCGCTTCAATGTTCCCGGAGGCGACGCCCGGCGTAATGTTGTGCGCCCTTGCAGGGGCGGCAATGTACGTGCTGACCTCGGAACCTCACCAACTCTGGAAGCAGATGCTGTTCGCGGTCATCTCATTTATCGGCGGCGTGTTCTTCTCCATACCCATGGCGAAGATTCTGGCCGGGGTGATTAACGCCGCCCTGGGCCTGCTGACGCCGCCGGCGAGCATCGAAGTATCCCCGAACGTGGGCGCCCTTGTTGCTGCTTCCATTTCCGTCGCAGTCCTGCTTCGTATCGTCGCCAAATCACGGCGCGGCAAGATGCCAGGGCTGGAGGAGGAAGGTAAATGACATGGCAAACCGTCATCCTGGACGCAAACGCGGTCGTATGCATGGCGATCGTGATGCGCCTGATGTTCTTCAGTAAGACAGGACGAAAGCACCGACCGGGCTACGCCTGGATGGCTTACCTCCTGATCCTGGCCGCGGGCTTTACCGCGTTCCGCATCCTGCTCGGCCATTACGTGTACGTAGACCCGGGCGAGCTGTTCCTCAATCTGGCGATATGCGCGGCGGTATGGCGCGCCAAAGGTAACCTGGCAAAGGTTGTAAGGGCTGAATAATGCAAAGCACTAATCCTCAGCGCACCGCATTCCTGGACATGCTGGCGTGGTCAGAAGGCACTGATAAGCCCGGGCAGCCAACCCGCAACCGCGGCTATGACGTGATTGTAGGCGGCTCGCTGTTTACCAGCTACGACGATCACCCCCGCAAACTGATCACGCTTAACCCGAAACTGAAGTCAACGGCCGCCGGCCGCTATCAGCTGCTGTCCCGCTACTGGGATGCTTACCGCAAACAGCTGGGCCTGAAAGATTTCTCGCCGGCCAGCCAGGATGCGGTGGCTCTACAGCAGATTAAAGAGCGTCGCGCACTGCAGCTCATCGACGACGGCAACATCCGGCAGGCCATTGACCGCTGCAGCAACATCTGGGCATCACTCCCCGGCGCCGGCTATGGTCAGCACGAACACAAAATCGAGAACCTCCTTAAGAAGTTCGAAGAAGCTGGTGGTTTCATTGCGGAGCCCAAATCATGAGCCTGCGCTATAAGGCTGTTATCGCCGCGTTCCTGCTGGCTGCTATCGGCGCAATCATCTGGTCTGCTGGTCACTACCACGATAAGTACCAGGCGGAAAAGAAACGCGCTGATGCTGCTGAGCAGAGCGCTAACGCCGCTGGGGCGATCACCGCCAACGTCATTCAGGCCGTGAACATCATCAACGCAATTTCAGAGGCCAACCAGGATGCAAAGAACAAGATCGCACTGGAATCCCAGAGAGCCCAGGCAGATATCAAAGTGGCTGTTGCGGATGATGATTGCGCTCGTCGGCCTGTGCCTCCTGCAGCTGCTGACCGGTTGCGGGAATACGCGGACAGTTTACGTGCAGGTGCCGGTGGTGCCGCTGCCGGCGAACCTGACAGCTGAAACACCACAGCCTGCCATTCCCGAACCGCTGACCTACGGGGCCAGTCTGGATCTGAATGTCAGTCTGCTATCGGCGCTGGGCCAGTGCAATATTGATAAGGTCGGTATCAGGAATGTAGAAACTGAGCGAGCATCACATCAATAAAATTTTGGTGGGATTTGCCCTTGAAATCTATGAGCCTACCTACATTATGCTCTTGAAACTTAACTTATCGTAACAAATAAGGGAGCATCATGTTAGACGGTTATTTTGGTAACACAGTATCGACGAAGGACAGACAACGTTTACTTGCAGTACAGGCTGCCCTTGAAATAGTAAAAGCTTCGGCAGGTTCTGGTGGAGTGATGCATAGTAACTTAGATCAAGCTACAGACAGGATCGAAAAGCTGGCTGATGCTATCCAGGCAGCCTTGAAGAAATAAAACTCACCAATTATATCCAGCCGCCTCCGGGCGGTTTTTTATTGCCATCACCATGGGCAGTCCCATCGTAATGGCTCTATCCCAACTTGGGGATAAAGTAACTCGCATCCCTTAGAGGGGATAGAACGGAGTAACCTATGGCTAAACCGGACTGGGGAGACCTCCAAAAACGGTTCCTCGCCGAGCATGCCAAAACGGGTATATCGCCGAAAGAGTGGTGCGAAGCGCAGGGACTGAATTACACATCTGCGCGCAGGTACATCAAAAAGCCAGCTGCGCAAAAAACTGCGCACAAGGAAGTGCGCACAACTGCGCAAAGCCAGATGCCGCATGTGGTAGTGGTTGAAGCATCTACACCAGCTGAGGGCGATACTGCGCAGGAAAACGCAGGCATCCTTAAGCCTCAGCATGAGCAGTTTGCGCAGAACATCGCGCGGGGCATGCCGCAGAAAGAAGCGGCGATATGCGCGGGCTATTCTCCTTCACGCGCTGATTCCCAAGCCTCGATACTGTTCAAACGCCCGGATGTGCGCAGGCGCATCAGAGAGCTGCGTCAGGATGCCGCGCTGCTCGTATCATTCGATGCGAAGGACCTGGCTGAACTCTCCTACAAATCGGCTAAAGCCGCGCTGGACGCTGAAAAGTTTGGGCAGGTAGCCCCGAACATCAAGAACGCCGCGCAGCTGACCGGCATCGACATGAGCAACAAAACGGAAGTGAATGTCGATCTGGCTGGTTTGAGCTACGGAAAGGTCTGCATCGTCACGCCGTCGAACTGCCCGCCTGAAGCGTGGGCGGCGCACATGGATAAGCTGCGCGAGGGAAAGCAGACAGCCCAACAATAATCGATGGTGTCCTGTACTCATTCAGTAGCGACTGGGTGCTCGGGACGCTGTACGACGCACCGATAGGCTCTGTCCGCTGGCGCTGGACGTATGGTGGCCGTGGCGGCGGCAAGTCGGTAGAGATTGCCCGCGCGCTGGTATTGTTGGGCGCTATCGAGCCGATGATCATCCTGTGTGCTCGTGAGTTCCAGAACTCTATTAACGATTCGGTGCTGGCGCTGCTGGACGCTGAAATCCACTCGCTTGGCCTTGCGCACTTCTACAAGGTCAAGAACAACGAGATAGAGGGCAGCAACGGCACGCGGTTTACCTTCAAAGGCCTGCGCAACAACATCCAGAGCATAAAATCGATGCACGGCATCAAAATATGCTGGGTGGAGGAGGCGCAGACCGTATCGCAGGACAGCTGGGACATCCTCGGACCGACCGTTCGCGCCAATAAATCCGAAGTGTGGGTGTCGTTCAACCCGCGCGAAGCTACCGACCCGACATACGCCATGATGGAGCGGCACCGCGCCGACCCCCCTGATGGCGGAGCGATTATTACCTGCGTCAACTACTGCGATAACGCCTTCTTTCCTGACGTGCTCAGGCATGAGATGGAATACTGCAAACGCATCGACTTTGAGGCTTACGAGCATATCTGGCTGGGGCTGCCGAAGGCGCTCAGTGAGGCCGTTATCTTCTCCGGCAAGTACCGGGTTGAGGCATTCTCTGACGACCTGTGGCAAAGCGCCGATCGCCTGTTCTTTGGCGCTGACTTCGGCTTTGCGAACGATCCCTCCACGCTGGTTCGCTGCTTCATCATCGACACCAGGCTTTACATCGAGTACGAAGCGTACGGCGTCGGCGTCGAACTGGACGAAATGGCGTCGTTCTATGACTCGGTGCCTGAGGTCAGGCGCTGGCCTATCCATGGCGACTGCAGCCGACCGGAGACCATCAGCTATCTTTCGCGTCAGGGCTTCATCATCGACGGCGCTACCAAATGGCCGGGAAGCGTTGAGGACGGCATCACCTACCTGAAAGGGTTCGAAGAGATCATCATCCATGAGCGCTGTAAGCACATGGTCGATGAGGCGCGCCTGTACTCGTATAAAACCGACCGCATGACCGGCGAGGTGCTGCCGGTAGTCGTGGATAAGCACAACCACCTGTGGGATGCCGTGCGTTATTCCCTGGATGGATACATCACAAGCGTCGGCGATCTCGGCGTCTGGGCCGCACTGGGCAAACAATAACAGCGAGGGGATATGTCCCGAAAGAAACGCCAGACCGGCGCACAGAAGCCCGTCCGGACGCGTGACGGGTACAACAACTTCGCGGCCAAGCTCGGCGGCTATACATCCAACATCCAGAGCGGTGGGGGTTACCAGCCTGGCTACATCTCGCGTAACCGCGTACAGCTGGAATTTGCGTATCGCTCATCGTTTCTGGTGGGCGCCGGTGTGGACGCTATGGCTGATGATATGACCCGCACGGGCATAAACATCAGCTCCAAGCTCGAGCCCGGACAGAAGGGTAAGTTTGAGATGTTCTGGGATGACATTGCCATCTGGGACGGTCTGAATGACACACTGAAGTGGTCTCGTCTTTACGGCGGTGCGCTGCTGGTGGTGCTGCTGGAAGGGCAGGATATGTCCACCCCGCTGAAGCTTGACCGCATCAAGGAGGGGCAGTTTAAAGGGGTGATGTGCCTGGACCGCTGGCAGGTCAACCCGAGCTATTACGACCTGGTGACCGATTACGGCCCGGAGTTCGGCAAGCCGAAATTCTACAAGGTTGTGACCAACCAGCAGGGGATCCCGCCCTGGAAGATCCACCACAGCCGCATTATCCGCATGGAAGGCGACTCGCTGCCATTCCAGCAGGCGCAGACCGAGAACGGCTGGGGAATGTCGGTAGTCGAGCGTATCTACGAGCGCATTCAGGCGTTCGATACCGCAACCGTCGGCACCACACAGCTGATTCACAAGGCGCACCTGCGCACGTACAGCATTGACGGGCTGCGCAAGATTCTGGCCACTGGCGGCACGCTGGAAGAGGGGCTGATGAAGCACATGGACATGATCCGTGAGTTTCAGACCATCGAAGGCATGACCATCATGGATAAGTCAGACGAATTCCAGACCCACAGCTACTCGTTCGCTGGCATCGCCGATGTCATCCTGCGCTTTGCTGAGCAGGTGTCCGGTGCAACTGGGATCCCGCTGGTGCGTCTGTTCGGACAATCCCCATCCGGTTTCAGCACCGGCGACGGGGATCTGGAGAACTACTACAGCCGCGTTAACTCGCTGCAAGAACGACGTCTGCGCCGGCACATCCGCTGGCTGCTGGACATCTCCTGGCGCTCCCTGTTTGGTCAGCCTCTGCCGGAAGACTTCACCTTTGAGTTCAATAAACTCTGGGAGATGTCGGATACCGACCGGGCGACGATGGCGAGTAACGTGGCCACCGCCCTGGCGACTGCCGTACGCGATATCGGTATGCCGCAGCACGCTGCTCTGAACGACCTCCGCAACCTGTCCGACATCATCGGGATCGGCGGCTCTATCACCGACAAGGATATTGAAGATGCCAAAGCAGAATGGGAGGAGGCTGAATCTGAAACCGAACCTCCGCCGCAAATCGGAGCGCCAGTATCAGAAAAGCCTACAGGAGATAGCGCAGCAGGTAGGGGCGATCGTAACGGACTCTTACGATGGTTCGGAGGTCAGCGCCGAGCAGGTTAGCGCCCGGCTGATGGATTACTCACTGCTGATTGACGACTGGGCCGACCGGGTAGCCAAACGCATGTTCCTGCAGGTTGAGCAGGAGGAGTGGAACCAGTGGCGCTCGGTATCGCAGGAAATCTCTGAGGGGCTACGTGATGTCGTCGGCAATACGCCGGTGGGGTTCGTGGCTCAGGACATCGTATCCCGCCAGGTGCAGCTGATTAAATCTCTGCCGCTGGAGGCTGCCGACCGCGTTCGTGATATCCAGGCGCGTGCAATGGAAGCCGTCATCAACGGTGAACGCCCCGACGCGCTCTACCGGATGATTATGGAGTCCGGCGACGTGGCGGAGAGCCGCGCGAAGATGATCGCCCGCACCGAAATCGGCAGGGCCACGACAGCACTCACCCAGGCGCGCGCAGAGTCGATTGGTTCAGAGGGCTACTGGTGGCGTATAGAAGGGGCCGGAACTCGGGATTCCCACTACAAAATGCGGAATAAATTTGTGCGCTGGGATAAACCGCCGACGCTGGACGGCATGACCGGGCACGCAGGGTGCCTGCCGAACTGCAAATGCTGGCCGGAAGTGCAGGTGCCGCCTCCGAGGAAATAGGTTACATTGACCGTAATATTCTCAACGAGGCGATTGTCATGGACTTCTATGTTTATTTTCCTGCAGAGGGCGATCCGCAAAAGCTCATTGTTCAGACGGGGCAAAAGGTACATACCCATTTTAATTTAAAGGGTCCAAAAGCTCCGTCGTATGAGCAATATGCTATTGAAACTTATGTATGGTCTACGGAAGACGGAAACACAGATGCTTATCTGATTGCTTACGCCATTAAGCCCTCTGATGACGAGGTTGAACGGGCGATCGTTAAGCTCAAGCTACCGCCAACTAAAAACCATGAAGACGATAACGAATAAGAACTGAGTTAATTCATAACGAGGCCGCCACTGAGCGGCCTTTTTTATTGCCCGCAATTCAGCAGGTAACCCATGAAATACTTCTTCACTACCCGCCTGGGCGAAACGCGCTACCAGCTGGCGGACGGCTCACTGCTGTGCAAAGACGTCCCGATCGCCCGCACCGGCACGCAAACCTATCTCCCCGAAGAAATCGACCTGATCCCCGGCGCTGATGGCTTTGTCGTCGTCTATCGCACTGAGGACGAGGTTTTCTCCCCGGAGACGATGGCGAGCTTCGAGGGCATGGCGGTAACGCTGGACCACCCGGAAGACGGCGAAGGCAACATCGTTTTCGTTAACCCGGCGAACTTCGCGGAGCTGGCCCACGGTCATATCCAGAACGTCCGGCGCGGTACCGGCGATAAAGCCGACCTGCTGATCGCCGATGTGCTGGTGAAGCGGCAGGAGGGTATCGACGCGGTCAACGCCGGAAAGAACCAGGTCAGCTGCGGCTACGACGCCCAGTACGTGCAAATCGGCCCGGGTAAGGGCAAGCAAACAGAAATCACAGGAAACCATCTGGCCATCGTTGATAAGGGTCGGGCGGGTTCCCGCTGTGCAATCGGGGATTCAGCCCCATCAACCAAAGGAAGCAACATGAAACAGCAGAACTGGTTTCAGAAGCTGGCCAACGCCATTCGCACGAAGGATGAAGATGCGCTGGCTAAGCTTGCAGACGAAGCGCCGGACATGCCGTCTGATGGCATGGGTTCTATCCCCGGGTTAACCATCAACATGAACGTGCCTTCACAGGCTACCGCGCTGCCGGCAGACCAGAAGACCACGACCGATGAAGATCCGGAAGATGACAAGAAAACCGGCGACGAAGAGGTGCCCGCTTGGGCGCAGGCAATGATTGCTCGCCTCGATAAGCTGGAAGGCAAAACTGGTGACGCTGATCCGGATGACGACACCAAGACGGGTGACGAAGACGCAGAAGAAGATGCGAAGGTGACCGGCGATGCGGCGTATAAGCGCAACATCATCGGTGACGCCGAAATCATCTGCCCGGGCTTCCAGCCTACCAGCGACAAAGGCCTGAAGCGTCAGGTGCTGGCACATGCTGCGCGTACTGGTGACAGCCTCAAAGCGTTTGGCATTAGCGATTTCGATAAAGCGCCGAAAGCCACAGTTGATGCGGTGTTTAAGGCTGCCGTCGAGATCTGCAAGGCCAAGAACCACATCACCCCGCCATCTGGCAAACCAACTGGTGACCGCGCCCGCGGCCCAATGACCCCGGCAGAGATTAACAAATACAACGCCGAATTCTGGAAACGCAACCAATAAGGTAACCAACAATGGCTGGTAAAGCTTATTTGACTCGCATGGGGATTGGTTTCCCTGGCGCTATTACTCGTCCGCAGGATCTCACCGCAGAGCCTGCAATCCTCGATGCCGCTAAACCATTCCCTTCGTATGGTCTGGCTGGCAAAAACCTCAACGGTAAATTTGTACCGCTGGAAGCCGGTGATGACATCGATGATGTCGCTGGCTTGTTTGTTCGTCCGTATCCAACCACCAACCCGACTGACGCGCGATCTCTCGGTATTACGGCTGGCTACACCGGCGACCAGCTGAAGCGTGGTTATATCTGCGTGGCAGTTCCTACGGCTCAGGCCGGTACCGCCAAGAAGGGCGACAAGGTTTATATCCGCGTCGCAGCCCCAACGGCTTCCAGTCCACTGGGCTCTGTAGTTCTTACGCCGGACTCGACTGCATCCAACACCCCGGAACTGACCATTGCGAAAGTAATGGGCCCCGGCGATGCGGCGGCAACCACCACCCACGGCAACGTTGAAATCGCCTACAACATCTAAAGGAACGATGAATGATTACCATTGATAAGGCCACCGTAGACGCTGCTGGCGTATTTCTGGTTGGTGAACTTGAGCGCCTGGACCAGACGCTTAACCTGCCGCTGGTCAGCTATAAGTGGTCGCGCGATATGCCTCTGCGTAGCGACGTTTCTATCGCCGACGAGCAGTCATCTTTCACCAACACCGATCTGGCAGCCGCTGGTGGTGTAAACCCGAACGGTAAAAACTGGATCGGCAAAAACTCCACTGCGCTCCCGCAAACCAATCTCTACATCGAGAAGACCGCGCAGCCGCTTAGTCTGTGGGGTATGGAGCTGGGCTGGACCCTGCCGGAACTTGCTTCAGCGCAGCAGGTTGGGCGCCCAATCGACAGCCAAAAATATGATGCCATGCAGCTGAAATGGAACATGGACATCGACGAGCAGGTTTATATCGGCGACAGCGACATGGGCATCACCGGCCTGTTGAACCTTTCCCAGGTAACGCCGATCAGCGCAGCCAAAGCGTGGGCCACCGCCAGCCCTGACGAAATCGTGCAGGACTTTAACCTGCTTCTTTCCCAGGCATGGGTGACTTCAGGTTACGCAATTTGCCCGAAAAAAGTCGGCCTGGCGCCGGAGTTATTCGGCCTGCTGGCAAGCAAGAAGGTTTCTGATGCGGGCAACGTCTCCGTGCTGGAGTACGTGAAGATTAACTGTATTGCGTTCCAGGAGAATGGCGAGCCGCTGGAAATCGTGTCCATGAAATGGGCGTCCAAACGCGGCGCATCCGGCGCGCATCGCGTTGTAGCGTACACCCAGGATGAGAAGTTCATTCGCTTCCCGCTGGTGCCGCTGCTGAATACCCCGCTGGAATACCGCGGCCTGTATCAGCTGACAACCTACTACGGCCGCCTGGGTCAGGTGGAAACCCCGTACGGCAACACCATTGCCTACATGGACGTGCCTGCAGCTTAA